TTCGTCATGTCCTTATGTTTTTTGATAATATCAACCTCATCTCTGTCCCAGTGTTCATCATCTCCACATACTTCACAATAATCCCAAAGTCTTGAAGAAGGTTTATTATCGCTTGTACTTCCGTTGGTTCTATCTGTCTTAGGTCCAAGCCCATTCAGTCCTCGTTGTATTGAATCAAAGATATGATCTACTTCGGTGTAGTAATCCTCGAACCATTCATCTTTCATGTTACTCATGCTGCTACTTTCTGTTTGAAGTATTCATTGCCGTATAAATTATAGATACTGTTGACATCATGTCCGTCTGGCATATTGATAACAACTACCCCTTGTATTTCTCTCGCAAGTTTCTTAGCAAAATCCGAACCAGGCTGATCGCCATCAGCAAATACATAAATAGTTTGGAAGTCCAAGAGTAATTTCGAGTAGTGCCTCTTCCACGAGTTAGCCCCAGGAACCCCAACTGCCGGGATACCACATTTGTAGTCGAGCGTAATCGCATCTATCTCTCCTTCGCATACTGCAATAAATTCACTTGCTCTGTGTAATGCACTTACATTGTATAACCTAGTTTCAGTTCCTGGCATTCCCATATACTTGGGTTCTTCACCATTGATTGACCTGAATCTTATATCCACTACACCTGATGGTGTAAGGTATGGTATTGCTAATCGATTAATGAATTGTTCATGCCCCGTTAGCGGATCTACGACTAAGCCTAGGTGGACTGTACGCGCGTCGTCTAAGGTGATTCCCCGACTCGCTAAATATCCTTCCGCTTGATCTATATTCTTTTCGTAGTGAGTCACTGCTCGTGCCAGTGATTCTTTCTGCGACCTTGAGTGCTTCACTAAATCCTACTCCTTCATGTTGCATAATAATACTATATGTGTCACCTTTGATTCCACATCCAAAACAATTGAATGCGTTCTCATCAGTGTTTACTGTTGCTGATGCATGACCATCGTCATGGAATGGACACTTAATCTTTTGCCATCCATATCTATCACGATGTATATACCCACCATAGTGCTCGAGTACTGGTACTATGTCATGCTTCACTAGTAACCTGCATAACTTAATAGTAATTCCCACTGGTCTACTGTCATTGTAGCATACCACTTACCTACATCAGTTGTACCCTTACGCTTGTGGATAACTACACCAGTATCAGCATTATCATTTTCTACTTCAACTACCATCTCATCCACCCATTCAGCAAGAGACATCTTTGCGTGATTCTTAACTTCAATAACAACTGATGGTATACCTGCCACATCACCACGGTCATTAATACCATGAAGAGCACGACGTTCTACACCATCTCTACCAGTTGACTTTAGCCAGTTAACGACTGCAGTTTCTGCAGCAGTTCCCTTCTGCTTTGATTTACTCACTATAGATTATCCCTGTCTATGTACAGAATTAGTGCTAGCACTGCAATTAGTACGATCACAACTGTCACATTAATCATGTTACTTCTTAAGTTTCTTTATTTGTTTTTCCATCTCGACAGTGATGGACTTCTTAAAGTCCTTGCCATACTTATTGGTACCAGCCTCAACGATGGAGATTGCCATTGTTCGTGCGCCACTGATTCGACCGAACTGATACCCACCAATAAACATTGCGATGAATGCTATTACTATTGCTACCATATCCATACTATTTCCTCCTGTTATCTTGCTTCTTCTAGGTCTGCTATAAACATATACTCTGGATTAAACTGTAACCATACTGGTGTGTTGCCTGATGGATCAGCCTTACCGTATCTATTCTTTACTGATGCTACTGCCATCAATCCTTGATGCTGTCCAAGTGTAAGGATCAAGGCAGGCAATTGGTTTACCATACCTTGAACTGCCGAACGAGGTGGACAAGGGTCAGCACTATACGATTCTTTCGTGTGATGCAATACCAGGACTGCTGCATTTGTGTCTCGTGCAAGATACTTTAACTCCTTCATTGCGCTACGCATACCACCGAACTCTTCGCCACCATCCATGGCTACGTCCATTAAGTTATCTACTACTATCAGTGCAGGTGGTTCACCTAACAGTTCCTCGATAGCAGTAACCTCATCATCAATGTCACCAAGTCCAGGGTTGGAATCGAATGACCAATAGATATGACTTGCCTTTGATAACTTATCCTTGGCTAATGCAGGGTTATCCGATATAACTCTTTCCGCTTCCGATTGTGATACACCCTCTATCATTGAGTACAAGCGCATTGCCATAGTGTGTGCGTTAGTATCTGCTGATAGGTAAAGAGTTGGTGCTTGCATACGCAGAGCCATCGCTAATGCTAACGTAGACTTACCAGCACCAGGTTGTCCTGCAATCATACTAACTTCAGCACGACGTACTATGATTTGATTGGTATCAAAGGTACGGAATACCGATGGCATTGGCTCACCACCAATGTCAGGTCTACCAACTGACCGTGTTAATGTTTTCATTCAACCTCCTAAAAATTGTGAGCAGTTTAATCACATGCTCGGGTGCACCCATGTTAAATGGTATTCCATTCTGGCATGTTCTTAGTTACCCACTCAGGTGTACATTGTCCTTCAGTACCCTTAGGTGTAGGACAGAAGTATCCCTTCCATTCACCCTTAGCACCACTACCCTTACGAGTAACCATTGGACCATGCTGACACATACGTTGACCAGCAACGCTAGGTGTAGCAACAGGTGGTGGTACTGGTGCGAAGTTACTAACTGGTGTGATGCTAGTTACTGTTGCACCTAATGTCTGGGATACAAGATCAACTGCACTTGGTGCAGCAGGCATGATACCCAAGAATAATTCCTCTAGTGCTAGAACCGAATCGTTAACACCAAAGTTAACCATCTCTGTGATGTTTGCATTCAGTTCTTCAGCACTATCAGCACGTACTGTGATGATGGTGTTGTTCTTTGTTTTGACATTAACTACGTAGTTTTTTTCTGTCATTGCTTTCCTTCCTTATTCCACTTACATACTTGAGTGAAACCACACATCTTACAATGGCTATAGTTAGGTAGAAATAGTTCTGCCTTACGTGCCTTGTCGAACTTGACTATGATGTCCTCTACCATACTGTCTGTATAGAAGTCTAAGTCAATCAGGGGCGATGTTATTCCCTGTCTTGCCATCCAGTATGTCCCGTACTGTGGTCTTATACCGAATGTCTTACTCATACCATACGCATAGAATGCTAATTGTAAGTCTGATGATGGTGTCCGTTGCCCTGTCTTAAGGTCTACGATTACCAGTTCTCCAGCAGGTGTGACCATCACTCGGTCAATACCCATCTGTACTGGTACATCCCCAACGCTAGGAGACATACCTATTTCGATAGCAGGTGTACCATTGGGTGCTTCCCATATCTGCCAGCCCAGTTCACCTGTTCTAAACTTAACCCATGAGTCGAGCATGTCACGACCAGCCTTGAACCACCAGTCACCATTCTCTTTGTCTGGATTCTCCTTTGTAGCCCTACCAGCAGTCTTCCACAATGCCTCTTCCTGCCCCGTAGAGCCACTGTGAGCGGTTTTTACCCTATCCCACGTATCTTTCCACACTAAGTCTAGATTAACGTCTGTAATTAAGGAGTTAATTGTATCCATTATAGACCTGCATTCCATAGTGCTTTGTCCACAGTCTCGGTAGCCTCATGTACTGAGGACCCACCAACTAACCACCATGCACCTGTCTCTTGCTGACCTTCAACCCTACTCAGGTAGTACTTCCATCCACAATCTAACCATGTGGTTAGTTGTGAATAGGATACGTGAGCAGGTATCTCATATCCGTTTATCTTTATTGCCATAGTTATTCCCTTCTATTGTTCGAGTGGTCTGTACAAGAATCGCACTTGTTATGTTGCTCCCCCACAACACTTCCACTAGGACAGACCCAGATGGTAGGTCAATGGGAAATGGATTAAACCATCAACCTACCATGATAGTACTTAAGTACTATCCACTATATAAACCTATAGTTATTCTAATTAGAATAACCTATATATATAGCACCCCCGAAGGGGTGCCTATACACTAACCACTATCTGAAGTCTAGTATTCCCTGGTCTTGTAACATTTCGGTAACGAAATTGTTAACAGGAGATAACAATTTGAATACTCTACCAACTTCATTTGGTTTCATACCTCGAAGGTTACCTCTACCTTCTAGATCCTTCTGTGCCATAGCCTCTGACTCATAAGGACCAAAGAGATACTGACCTATGTTGTACTGTACAGCCACAACCCATAGTTCTCTACCCCTACGTGCCTCGTCGATGGTACTCCATATATCTTTTGCTAAGTCATCGACTGATTCTGCAGGGTTAGATAACATATCTGCTATAGCATCTAGTTCTTTCTTACGTGTCCTCAATGTATCTGAATCTCCTAACGGTGTCAAGTAAATACGCTATACGTTTCTGTTGATTATAGATAACAGCAACCTGTACCACTATAACACTAAGTAACAATGATATCATTCATCGTCCTCAATGTCTATGTCACTGAAGAAATCAGCGAGGTCATCGTCATCCTCTAAGTCATTGAGAAAGATCTCGTCATCATCAATGACCTCAACTGATATTACATTAGGGTAGTTAGTTAGTACATCTACTATACCAGTGAGGACGACTCGTGCTGCGCCTTCGTCACCCTCTGTTGTTAGTGCTAATAGGAATGTCGTACCTTTACTCATCGTCTTCCTCCATCATCTCTTGGATAAACTCATCAATATGATGAGCCTGTTGTGCTAATGATTCATAGTATGCTGATGCAACTATGAGTACTCGTAGTGTTGGTGATGCCTTAGTGTTCCACCATTTAGTCGCTTGCTTGTAGAACTTATCATCCATACCAGCAATAATATCCCAGTGATCTCGTATCTTTTCGTAAACCTCTGGTGAGAATTCATCATTCATCTTCATGGTCCTTCCATATTTCTATTGCATCATTACAGTTACGACATGTAACAGTGTAGTCACCATAGTCATCACGACATACGTCACGTGTTCTAGTTATCTTACTACACATCATGCAGTAAGCATTCACTACATCTTTAGTAGAGAACCAATAAGAATAGTAGCCACTACCAATAAGACTTATGCTTGACATTTTATTCCCCTCATCACTCGTTCTGCCTGTCTTTCGATAGCAGTCATACCACCCCAAAAACCGTACAGTTCATGGGTTATTGCGTACTCTTTACATGTTTCTAGTGCTGGACATGTTAAACAAATCCTACGCAGTTGAGCATGTTGCTTAGGTGCAGTCGATACATAGTAACCCCAGTCTGTCTTGAAGTCGTATGCTACATAGTCATCATAGAATAAATCACCATCCATCTGCGCACATAAAGCACCGCTCAGGTCTGGCATATCTTTATACAAACTCATGAACTATATCACCAACCTTTATCTGTTCTAGTAACTTACTACGCATTCTCCTTGTGATAATACCAGATTTAAGTAGATGTTTATCTAGCATATCTTTATACTCTTTACTATAAGTATCACGTAACTCCTTAGTTGCTAGGTAGGTAGCCTCTTGATACTTCTTTGTATAATCAGGATCCCTATCCCAGTTGCTCATTGTATTCCTCCTCAGGATCTACTAGTTCTAATGGTACCTCTAGGTCCCAATAGATTTTACCTATTGCATCAGCCAGTTGCTTGATCTGTTGCTCTGTCATGAATATAGAGTTAGTGTCTACGTTAAGTACCCACGTACCCTTGTAGTCTGATTCAAGTTTACGAAACTTAAACTCTATCTCATCACTGTTAATAAATATGTCAGTGTATGTTCTCATTATACTTCCACCTCATTCCACCAATTAGCAGTTGCAGGTGAGTAACACATGCAGTTGTTTGAACTATCGAAACAATCTAAGCATGAGTTACACGCACTACACACACCCTCGTAATAACTTTCCTCACTGATAGGTATGTAACAAGTGTAACATAACTCTGTGCCATTAATGTATTGCCCCTCTGATTCGATACCGATTAGGGCTTGACGATCCGACTCTAGTAGGTCATCAGTAGACCACAGCCCACGACTAGCACCGTAGTAACCTGTGCCATAGAATGTATAAGCATTCTTGTAACTACTGTTAGACCACCAGATGTCACCTTCCCATGCACCTAAGTGTTCGTTGACAATGTATACAGAGTCACGTAACTCTGGCGCATTAGATAAGATAGCAATCTTACTACCTGCAGCCCAGTCCTCTAGCCTAGCAAACGAATGCTTATCATCTAACATCTCTATACCCATGTTAACCATGATATCCTCAGCAAAGATACGGGTGTCTGATCTGCGATCACCTGCCTTTGGGTGGATAGGTAACATACCATTGTGTGCCAAGATGAGATCGCTACGCCCATCTACCTTGAATGGGTGAGCATTCTCTACGATACTGTCACCATGTGTAGTAATGCGTGAGTGATAGATAGCAACGAAGTCTTTCCCTGCCTTATCTAAGGTGTCGTAGAATTTATCCACAGTTTTCTGTGGATTCATGCCACGACTTGTTATGATACGGTCACCCGTATGTACTGCAAACCCAAAGCCGTCAGGGTTATTGATGTTCGCATTGCTGATGTGATTATAGTCGGGTGCTTGACCCATTGATACCATTAGTAGACACATATTATTCCTCCATTTGATTGTTGTCTTGTTCGATTACTTCAAAGTCTGGCAAGAATTGCACCAGATTAGGATACTTACCTTGCTTAC